ATGAGTAGAATAGAAAGAAGAAAAAAAGATAGAGAAAGCAAACTCGCCAAAGTTAAAACTGCTCTCTCTATCTTACCCATTTTAATAAATTTAATTGATAAACTAATTAAATTATTAAAAGATTTATAGTTTTGTAAGCTAGGAAGAATTTAATCTTCTTCCTAGTGACTTCTTTCTAAATATTATAACACATTTTCTATAAAATATGAGTGATAAAGTTTATAAATTCTGTCTTATTATAGTTGCTATAACTATAGTAATAGACATAATACTTTTATTTTTACATTTTAATATCAACAATATAATAGGATTAATAGTAAGCATTTTATTGTTAATATTTGTTACATTACAATATAAAAAAGGAGGAAAATAGTTTGGAGCAAAAAGAATCTAAAATAGTTTACAGTAAAGGTGGTTCAGGTACTTATTCGGCTAAAATTTCTTTACCTTTAAGCCAACTTGAAAAAATGGGATTTACAAGGGAAAAACGTAAGGCTGTAGTTATTTTTAAGGAAGATGAGATTATAATAAAAAAATCTGATGAGGAATAACTCTAAAATAAGTGGGTGTATAATGTAAACATCCACTTATTTTTATTATATTTTGTATTTTATATTAATATATTTTATAGCTTTATTGAAAAATATGGAATATTTATTGACTTTCACGTCACGTGATGATATAATATAAATATAGAAAGGAGGTAAGAAAATAAAAAACTTAGAAGGGAGGACAAAGAAAGTGGGGAGATTAGAAAGAAGAAAAAATAAAAGAGAAAACAAATTTAATAAAATTAAAAATGCTTTCTCTTTCACATTAGTTTTAATTAATCTAGTACTCGCAATACTAAGATTGATTAAAGAATTATAAGTTTCAATCCTAGGAGGAAAATACCTTCCTTCTAGGTAGCTTCTTTCTAATATTATAACACATTTTCTAATTTAATATGAATAATAAATTTTATAGAATTTGTATGATTATTCTTGGTATCACTATAGTTTTAAATATTATTAATATAATAATAAGTTTTACTTTTAAAGCTCTTATTGCTTTGGTATTTACTTTATTATTGCTGGCATTTATTAATAGTAGAAAGGAATGATATTATTGGAACAAAGAAAACTTAGAGTTGCATTCAATAAAAGTGGCAAAGGCTCTTTTACACCCAGATTGATACTTCCAATGTCATGGATTAAAGAGATGAATATCTCTCCTGATGAAAGGGATGTTCTTGTTACTTTTGAGGATGGAAAAATAATTATTGAAAAAACTGAAAATGAATAAAAAAGGAGGTAGTAACTATTTCCAGTTACTACCTTTCAATCTATTTAACTAAGTTTTCTACTTCATTAAATGCTTTTTCATTTCCATTTCCACCAATTTGAGTTATATTTTTAAACTTTTTATTCTTGATTAACTCTTTTTGGCTATCATCTAATCCATTTCCAACTAATACTACTGGAGATTCAGTTTTACCTGCAAGCACTCCTACTGATAAGGCATCTACTAAATCGTCTTGTTTATTCATTCCATTCTTAGCTACATATAAGTCATTAAGTGTATCTTTGCTATAGAAATGACTTATTACTTTTGAGTTAGTTTCTGTTCTATCAGAACCTGCTATTTTAGTTACAGATGGTAATGTGTTATTCACTTCTTTATTATTAAATAAAGATTCTCCACCTATTACATATGATTTTGATATGTTTTTATTAGCTATTAAGTCTTTTATATCTTTCATATCATCATTTTGATTAGTAAGAAGAATTGGCATTTCCTCTTTTGCTGATATAGCTCCCATACTTACTGCATCAGCTAGTCCCTTTTCTCCATTTACCACTACTACTTTTGACAGGTTAGAATTTTTGTCTAATTCTTTTGCAAGTTTTATTGATGTTTCATATCTATCATTTCCAGATATTCTAATTACATTTAATCCTTTTTTCTTTAAATCAGACACTACTTTTTCATCAACAGACTTTAATCCACCCACTATGTACACATTTTTTGCTTCTAATCTATTTATTTCTTTTTCTGTTAATTTATTTAAGTTATTATTTTTAGTAAGTAATATTGGTGCATCTTTAGACTTAGCAAATGGTGTTGCTGATAAAGCATCCGATATGCTAGAGTCATTTATTAACACTATATTATCAGCTTTATTCCATCCTTTTTGACTTATTTTCACTGATGTTTCATTTCTGTCTGCACCTGTTAATTTTTCCTTAGATGGTGCTATATTAAAATCTTCTTTACTTGAAGTTCCACCAGAAGAACCACTTGATCCTGTTGATTTTCTTTTATAAGTTGCTATAAAATCAGTACTATCATCAAAAACTAATTTACTTACCTGCTCTGATGTATATATTTTTTCATCTTTATTGTTTCTCCAACCATTAAACTCATAGTTTTCTCTTTGAGGATTAATTTGAATTTCATTTATACTAGAATTATCTGATATTTCTTTTTCATTGATTATACTTCCATCATAATCTATATATCTGATTCTACATTTAACTAATTTATCTATTGATATATTTACATCCATAGTCTCTACATCATTTACTGGACCATATTCATATTCCAAACTATAACTTACGTTATTTGGAAATTCAGAAATATTTTTCCATGTTAGAAAACCTGTTGAGATATTATAATTTTGTGGATATAATTCCTTTAATTTCGAATTTTCAATTCCTATATCTACAACTATATTTTCACCATTTTTTATAATACTTTTTTCTATATATTGACCACTACATTCCAATGATTTTAATTCTTTATTTTTACTTATATCTATTTTTGTTAAACTATTTTTCCCACAAAATAAAGAATCTAATTTTATATTTGTAGATACATCTAAATCTTGTAATTTATTCTTAGCACATCCCAAATACTCAAGACTTGTAAGTCCTTTTATATTTAATTTACTTAGGTTATTACCTGAACAACTTAAATTTTTCAAAAAAACATTATTACTTAAATTAAGAGATTTAAGTTTATTGTTAGTACAATTTAGAGATTTCAACTTTTTATTATGACTTAAATCTATACTTTTTAAATTATTATTAAGAAATTGCAAATTTTCTAAGTTCACATTATTACTTAAATCTATCTCTGTTAATTCATTACTAGTAAAAAATAAACTTACCAAATTTTTATTATTTTTAAGGTCTAAACTTGATAATTTATTTGCATCACAATGTAATTCATTAATAAGATTATTGTTTTTTAAATTAATGTTTAATATTTTATTTCCACTAATATCTAGATATTTTAATTTTATATTTTTACTTAAATCTACACTTTCTAGATTATTTGAACTACAATCAAGCTTTTCTAGATTTCTAAAATTTTCTATCCCATCTAAATTATCTATTTTGTTTGGGTTGGAAACATCTGGATTTTTATGTAAATCTAACTCTAAGCAACTCTCAATTTTATTTAAATCACTTTCATATATTTTATAGTTATCTTTTGATGCAACTTCATTTGTTAATGGATCATCCCTATTATCTAATACCTTTTCAACAATATCTCTTCTAAAGGATTCATCAACAAATTTATTGCTTATATCAATTTCCTTTACATTCTTTCTTTTATAAGATTTTATGTTATTGTTACTCTCTAAATCTAATGCATTTACAAATAATATTGATTTGTTCATTATCAATGTAACACTAACAACTATCAGTAATGATTTTATATACTTCTTAAATATCATAATCTACCCCCATACCTATTAATAATAAATAATATTTATCTAAATATTACCATACTTATGATTTTCAAGAAATACTAAAATATTTTATATAATCTATCTATTAATAAAATCTAATGCCTTATAAAGTGTATCAAATCTATCATTACCCTTTATCATAGTAAATTTTTCTTTAGTCATAGAACCAATCTTCTCACATGCTGCACCACCAATGACATAAAGATTTTGCGTCTGACCTGGCACGTAATCTTTTATATCACATATCAGTATTTTCCCATCATTATAACCCCAACCAACTACAGTTGCAGAGATTTTGTCAACTTCTCCATCATAAACAATTGTATGTTTGTACATCTGTTTAACTCCCTCATTATTTATATTTTTATTTAATACACCTTCTACAATTAACTTAGCAATACCTTCATGACCTAGTTTCTTAGCTTTCTCATAATCTTCTTTATTATCACAGAAGAAACTTTCAATTAATACTGCTGTAGGCTTTGAACTATTTAAGATATATAATCCTTTATCTAATTTAGCTCTTCTATTTCTAAATACTGTACCTAGTTTATCACATATTCTAGTTGCATACTCTAAGCCTTTATTACTATAATATAGGACTTCTGAACCTTTACCTTGACCGTTACTTGCATTTAAATGTAACTCTATAAGTAAATCATATCCTCCACTATTAACTCTAGGTATTTTATAAGACTTTTCTTCATTCTTAGTTTTAAACTGCTTTTCTGGGCATATTATCTACCTTATGCCCTTCTTTTCTAAATGTATCTGCTAATACTGGTGCAAGAGATTTGTTGTATTGATACTCGTTAACTACTCCATCAGCAGAAGTACATGCTCCACTTTTTAAAATACTGTGTCCTACTGTTATACATATTTTCATTATTTACTACCTCCTTTAACATTTAATTCATCTGTCATAGTATCTAATAATACCTATTTATCTTTTAATTTTTTAGGAACTGGTAACCCACACAAATACATGTTTTTTAATATACTTACACTTTCATATAGAATAAATAAAATAGAGAAAAATTCAGATATTCCAAGATGATTTAGTCGTAAGAAATCAACCCAATCTTGTGGTAACATAAATAAAAAGTTAAACTTTGTAAGAATGTCAACTACTGCTAGAAAAAATATACATGCTATCATTGCGACTTTTCTTATTCCTCCATTTATTCCAAAACTTGAGTTAAACTGATGTGTTTTTATTGCTCTTAAGCAACCTAACAGTGTATCAAATGCTATTGCTAATATTACTAATTTTATAAATATATTTGTTGCTAAAAAAACTATTGTTACGTTCATATTTCCTCCTTATTCTGCATTAAAATAAGACTTAGAAATTATCTAAGTCTATTTAAAAGAACTACGCTATATAGTCCTCTCTTACAATTTCTTTATATTCACTTGCTGTTATCTTATTCTTTGTAACCGCTGTTTTAACTTGCTCTTTAGTCCAATTACCATTATTATAGAAATCTGTTATTATCTTATACCAATTCATACTATATCACCCCATTACTCATTAATTGAAATGTTAAATCTGCTATTGTTTGTTCTGTAGAATTTACTTTATCTTCTATGCTACTTTTAATATCTGTATATCTATAGAAAACCTCTTTAGTATCTATATTTATAAATAACTTTGCTTCTTTATTTTCTACATATTGTTGTACTGGCAATTTCTCAATTAAAATTCCATTTTTTAACTCTTCTTCTGATAGTAAAGTTGGTTTATAGTGTATCATCCCAATATATTTTATATTTTGTTCATCTGTCTCCATAAAATTTCCTAAATAAATCATAATTCCTCTCCTTTTTCATCTGAATAAACCTTTTTTGATAATATATTTCTGTGAATGCCACCACCAATAAAAAAAATTATATTGTTTATTATAAACATACCTTTTTGAGGATTTGTGTTAATGAGCGTTCGGTAGCTATTAACTTCTTTAAGAGTATTTAAATTTATTTTTATAAATGGGCTACTAGAAAGTGAATTAAATGTATATATATATCCATTATATATTTCAAAATTTTCATATCTATCTGACCCACCATAAGTAATCAAATTTAGATTTGCATCATATTTTGCTAATCCACTTTTTTTACCACTCTCAACTTCTATGCTTCTGCCACTATCAGATACAAAAACAAAATCATTTAAAAACTTAATGTTTTTTTCATATAAATATCCTCCAATTCTAAAACTTTTCGCAACACTAAAATCAAAATTTATTTTAGTTAGGTAACATTCTGTAAGACCACTTGAATTTGAGTGTTCTGTTGTAGCATAAATACCATTATTATTACATACAAATTTGCCTCTTTCAAAGTCATAAATTCTATCAGAGGACATATCTTTAGTTAGCATTATATACATATCCGATATTCTTATTTTGTGAAGTATTGAAGAAGTCTCATCTCCATATATTCCATAAATAAATTCCCCATAAGTACATAGCTTATAATAAGAACCTTCTATTGACTGTGCTTCATTTCCTGTTAACTTATTTATTTTATATAATTTAGTATTGTCAGATATAAATAAATACTCTTGAGTAACACAGATACATGAGAAGTTAGCATTGGCTAAAGTAATATCAAAAATTACAGATTCATCAATTGCATTAATTTTAATTAAATGTGTACCTTTAATTGCATAAAAATAGGGTTCTTCATATTCTAATGCTTTTAAACTCCCACTATATTTTTCAATATATTTTATAGCACCATTTGTAACCAAATATGAAGAATAACTATTTGCAAGTATTGTTTCTCTTAAATCTAATCTCCCCTCTTTTATATCAATTTTATTCTTTATTTCTTCCCATGTATCGCTTGTAGTAACCTCTGCTCCCTTGGAGTTTAATGCTGTTACTACATTATTTTTAGCATTAACTCCATTTTGAAAAACCTCTTTTAATGCTCCTTCTACATTATCACTTGTAAAGTTATTCTCTGTATCTTCTATAGTTACATTCTTTGCTTCTAATACAAGATTTCTAACTTTATTAACTAACTCTTTAAAAGTCATTTAGTCACCTTCTTTCAATAAAAAAAGAACCTATTTTATTGGTTCTGCTGGTGTTTCTTCTTTATTTAATAAACTTGTAAGTTCTAAATATTGTTCTTCTGTAATTCTATTTACTGCATAGAATACATCAATTTTGTGTTGCAAATCCTCTTTAGTGCTATAGTTCTTTTGTTCTATCATAAGTTTTAATAAGTTATACATGTTAATTCCTCCTATAAATTGTTATTTAATTTTATATTTTCTACCTCAAAGGCTGTGTTTACTATCTCACTATCTCTATTTTTATTTTCTTCTTTTAACATGCTTAATTCTTTTTCTAATGCTTGTAATCTCTTTTGTTCATCTGTTAAAATGACTTCTATGTCTTTGATGATTGGTTCTTTTGTAACTGGATTTATAGACTCTATATATTGTTTACTATAGTCTATACTACCAAATTCAACATCCAAAAAATTTAATTCAGTTATTTTTGACCACTCTTGTATATCTCCTGTTGCTTCACCAGTTTGAAGCCATATATTGCCTGTTTGGTCGTAAATTATTCTATTATTTCTGTTCATATTATCACCTCATTTTTTTATTAAATATATATTTTGTAAGTTAATGTAGCTCCCTCTTTTGCCCATATTCCAACTGCTTCTGACATTGATAATTTATATAATGTAAGCACTAATGAAGAATACCCAACATTAGATACATTAAGAATACCAACAGCTTTCGGGTTACTATGAGTAGAATCAGAATTATAGCCAAAATTATAAAAATTTGAATTACAAACATTATCAAAATAAACATAAGATTTACTTGTTGTACTAAAAGTTACTCCACTAAGTACAATTAAACTAGGAGAGAAGCCCATGTTAACTGGTATAGTAAGAGTTTTTGAAGTTCCTTCTTTGTCATATATACTTAAGTTAAAATTCTCTGCATCCGTTTTTGTGAATGTATAAGTTCCTGTTATAAATCTTTTTCTTTTACTTAACTCTGTTTCTAATTGAGTTATAGTATTGTTTTTTTGTGTTACTTGATTTTGTAAATCTTGCACACTAGTGTCTGAACTATCAAAACTTGTTTTTATTTTCTCTGATAACTCCACAAGTGTATTATTTAAACTTGCTTCTATATTTTTAAGTGCTAAAGTGTTTATAATACTTGTTTTCCCAACTTTAAATCCTGCATTAACCTCAACTAATTTTGTTGATATATCATTTAAATTTACATTTTCGGGCAGTGGCATTATATTCTTACTTATACTTAACACTTTTTCTGCTGTAGCATTATTACTGTCTGTAACAACTATTTTAAGTGTGTGTAATGCATTATCTTCTAATGTATAATTAATTGTTTTCTCTTCTGTTAAATTTGTTGTTATAGTTTCTTTTAGTACATCATCTATAAACCATTCTATCTTTGTAAGTAATGCAGGGTCTGTGTGGTCGGCTTTAAATGTTGCCTGTGTAGAATTATAAGAAGATACTGTTAAAAATGGCAATGCTTGTAGTAATGTTATTTTAGCATAACCATCTGCTTTAGTAGTATTACCTCCAGTAGTCATGACTATATTTTCAAGATAATATTCAGGTGTTGGTATATATCCGGGTACCTTATAACTATCTTTATTTAGTGCGTAACCACTTCCACCACCTCCACATTCATTAGAATAAGAACCAGCACCACCGTACCAACCCCCTCCACCACCTATTCCTATGTTACCATAACCTCCTTTTCCTAATGAACCATGGTATTCTTCTGTGTCGTAACTTGTTCCACCTTGGTATTGAGAACCACCGCCACAAAAATCTCTGTCACGACCAACTCCATTAACACCTACATAACCACCACCATGACCAATAGAACGAGCAGAAGCAAAATTATTTTTCATACCTCCTCCACCGCCTGCAACAAGTATGCGTGAAAGCAAACTTTCGGTGTTACCCCAAGTTGCACTAGGATGATAAAGTCTTATATCAGTTGCTCCACCACCGTATTTAGAATAAGCAAAGCTACCAGTAGTAACTTTGCCAGCAGCGCCTGCACCGTTAAAACCACTTCTAGTAAGGCTTGAACCTTCAGAAACTTTCTCATAACCGGATTGACCGACACAAATTTGTAGATTAGTTCTTTTTTTAAATACAATCTCACCTTTTGAATAACCACCTTTTGCACAATCAGTCCAATCGCTTGTATCGACAGCACCACCACAAGCACCCCAACATTCTAATTTATATCGCCCAGGTGGCAATGAAACATTTTGTACATAATTAGCATAATTAAAATTCCATTCAGTCTGCATTTTCTCACTCTCCTCTCTAACAATAAGTTATCAACTCATTTACACTTGTTGCAATATTAGATAAACCACCATTTACCTTTTCTTCTATATTAACCAATCTGTCCTCTATTTTCTTAGATGAATAAGTAGTCATTTCAGATACTCTGTTATCATCTACAGTTGCATTTATAAAATGAGTTTCTGCATTTCCATTTATCACATAGACATTTAACTCAACTTTTACTTCACTTCTAATCTCAATTGAATTATCATCAACTATTTTAAAATTTGGAACTATATTTTCTTTTGTAGTAGCATCTATAATATTTACAACTATTCTCTGTGTTAATAAACTATGTGTTACAGTTGCTTTGAATCCATTTCTCATCCTCAACCCAATCTCAATTGATTTGAGTATGCACATTGAGCCACCTGCAATAAGTTGGTCAATTTTAATATTTTGCTTCTCATTTTCTGTGTCAATTCTAGTATTTAACTCTGTTTTAGCAGTTTCTATGTTGCTTGTTAATTCTGTTTTAGTTGTATCAATTTTAGTATTAACAGTACCTATTTTAGTTTCTAAGTCTTGTATATCTTTGAGTGTTGCAAAGATTATTGTTGGGTCAATTTTAAGTTCTATATTATTTACATTAGATACAATAAGCACAGTTTTAACCTTCATGTCTACCACTGCACCTTGTTCTATAGAAGGTTTATAACACTCTTTGTATTTAGAAATGGCAATTAAATTATTTTCATCATCTAAATATCCTATTTCTCTTATCATAAATCCGCCTACACTTGATGGTATTAAACTCTCTAATATTATACAATTTGGTGCAGTTTCATCTGTAGTTGTATTTCCAATATTGCCTTCCCATACCACTTTTTGAGAGCTGTCTGACTCTCAGTTGGAGTATATTCACTCCCTCCTCCATCACCAAGTTGAATTTTTACAAATCCCACTTTATTACCTGTGACACTTGCATTTGCTATCTTTGCTTTCCCTACATCTGTAATTATAGTGTAATAACTTTTATCTATAGCCAATATATCACCTCCTAAAATATTGTTATCTCTTGGTATCCAACTCCATTGCCAGTTAATACATCAATTTCTCCATAAGTTTCTATATCTGGTGGACTCCAAGGGTATATAGTTATTTCTTGACCTATTAGGGTTGTTATACCAAAATTCATATAATTGTCTTTACTTACAAGCACTCTAGTGTAATCTAAAGTCATGTTGCAAGGTTTAATACTACTTACAAAAGAATGAACCTCCTCAAACCAATCTTGATTTCTAGCATCACTTTCAAGATGTATATTATAAGTAGCATTATTAATAGTTAATTCATAATTGCCTTCTCCAACTATACTATCTAGCCAGTTCCTTAAAAATCTCTCTGAGTAAGGTAGTTTACTTATATATTTACTAAAAATCCTAAACCTTCTATCTTCTAAACTCTCATTACTTTTAGGAGTTATAGACATTATCTTTTCCCATCTTTTTATACCACTTGGAGTTAAATCCTCTAAAAACTGGTCACTTGATAGGTCATTTAATTTTTCATGTAGTGTTTTTATTTCTTTGTTTTCTACATTAAATACTTTTATATATTCTTCTTTATCTTGTAGAATTTGTGGTAAGTAATTTATTAGATTAATCTCTTTATCCAACTACCTCACCTCTCACTACTATACTGTTACTATCTATTGTTAGATTAGATTTAACATCATTTATCATTGTGTTTGTAATATCTAACACTCCATCTATACTAAGTAATCTAGTTTCAATTTGAGATATACGGACTATTAAGTTTTCTTCATCTTCCCAACTCATGTTAAGTTCATTTAAATAGTCGTCTATTGCTTCTTCTGCAATTGATTTTATATTCTCCCAAGTGTAGCCATTTTTGTATGTTATCTCTGCTGATATATTTATAGTTGTACTTACAACACCTGTAACAGTAACTTTATGCCCTATTGGTGCTAATCCTAAGCCTTGTCCTTGATGTCCAATTGGGTCAATTTCTTCTTGCACTAAATTAACTAAATCCTCTGATGGTACTTTGAAATTAGAGTTAATTATTACTAACTTAACAGTTCCTCCACCGTCCCACACAGGATAAACCTTAACTCCTCCAACATCTTGTATTTTGTTAACTTCATCTTTATAGTTTTGTATATTCCCACCAAAGCTCTGTGAATTTAGGCTATCATAATATCTTTGTCTTAAACTATCTTCTGACTCTTCATCCTCTCCATTTATCAAGATTTCAGTTAGTTCAGCAGTTTCAAGACCATCTATATATTCAATAGGTATTAGTTTTCCTAACTCAAATATAGGTCCAGCAGTTTCACATTTCATTTTATATGTTTTTTCAGATATTCTCTCAATTGCAATATAATTGTATTCTCCTAGATTAAACCTAGAATCAAGTGGAATATCTATGTTAAAAACTCCTTTAGCAATTGTATTAGTGGCTGGTAAAGGTGTAATTCCTCGCTCTTTACATCTCTTCTCTAAATAGTAATAACTAGCAGTATCTACGAATGTTTGGTCTAGTAATTCATCCATAGCAATATATGTTTCTGTAAGCTCCACTGCAACTGGTGCCAAGGCATTGTATATTATAGAACCTTCTCTCTTATCAAGTGTGTTAGGTACACTATCTAACATTCTTTTAATTATATTTTCAAATGTCATTAACTCAAACAATTATACACTCACCACCTTCTCTGCTTTTATATTTCCATATTTTGTATGAACTGAAAATTTACATTGTACTTTACCCTTTATATTTTCAAACTCAAAATTATCTACATTTTCAACCCTATCATCTTGAATTAGTGCTTCTTTGATTCTTCTCTCTAACTCTGGTATTACAAAGGATATAGGCTCTCCAATAAGGTCGTTCAACTCGACTCCATAATTCCAACTATATATTAGATGTTGGTATCTCTCTGTGTTTAAAATCAAAAAGATGGTCTGTTTTAATGCTTCTACATCATCACAAATACCATCAATCTTAGACTTTTCTATATGAAGTTTAAATGTCTTACTTGGCTCTTGTCTTACATCAAAATTAATTATTGATACATCTTCAATATCATAATCTAAATTATCACTTGGTAACACTTTATCACATCCTATCTAAAATCAAGTATTGTTGCCCTCCTTGCATACGAATTAAGACTAATTTATCTCCTATTTTTTTATCTGTATATCTTTTAAATGTATCTGTTTGTATTAGAAAAATTTCACCAATAGATAGTTTTTGTTCTATCTTAACTCTTAGAGGACTAATACTTTCTATTGTTCCAAATACAACCCTCATTGGGTTGCTTGTTTCTACTGCATCCATTGCAGCTTTTTTTATTATCTGTAATAAATCTTGGCTCATATTGCCACCTCACTTATATAAATCTTCTCACATGTGTGTATGCTTTTCCTTTTCTATAAGAATTAACAGACTCTATTTTTACCACATCTCCTGTTTGTGGTGAATGAATCATTTGACCATTTCCAATATACATCATTACGTGATTACTACTACCTCCACCAACTCTACATAATAAGTCTCCTGCTTTCCACTTGCTTCTATCTTTTAAATCTACTGCACTGCCTGCCTTACTTTGCGTTGCAACAGTCCTAGGAATTTTTATACCTATTTGTTTATAACACCATTGAGTAAATCCACTGCAATCAAAAGTATTAGGTCCTGTAGCTCCATACACATATTTACAACCTAATTTATTTTTTGCTACACTAATTAGTTTATCTGCTTTAGAATTGTTATTTGTACTACTGCTTTGGTTGTTGCCTTGAATTTGATAAGTTACATCTTTTAAATTCTTTTCTGCTTCCTCGTTGCTTCCAACTCCTGTACCTGCATTATTAGAACTATAAGTACTTCCTGTTATTTGCTTATAAAATGCACCTACACATTTTACCCATTCTTTGTCTGAACTAGAAGAATATTTATTTCTGATGCTTTCTAAAGTTTTTCGTCCTATATGGATATAGTTTCTTGATAAATTACTTATACCTCTTTTTATTCCTTCGTCTACACTAGAAAAACTCATGTAATCTCCATTTTTTTTCATTCCAAAGAAATTATTTTTAGTATTTGCAATATTTGAAGTCCCTCTAGCTGATTCGTGCATAGATATAGCAGCCATTAAAGCTGCATTGACTTTGTAAGCATTAGAATATTTAACAAATATATTTCCTGTATTTGATAACTTATTTTTAAATACTTTATTTAATTTATTTATCATATCATTGTCTTCTTTACTTGTAGTACTTTGTGCAGGACCATTTTTCTTTTCATCTTTATTATTTGCATTTCCACTACTGTAGCTTGAAGAGGAATAAGAAGCAAATTCGTCTCCATCAACCAAGGTCAAATCCATGAAATGTGAATTATTTTCAAATGTATGTTTTACTTTCTCAACTAACATATAATTTTGAAGTTTAATATCTCCCAAATCTAAAAAAACAGGTATTAAACAACCTGCTCTTACTCTAATATCACCAAGTGCATTTTTTAAACTTAATGACTTAGTTTTCTTATTATATAGTTTTAGAAGTATATCACACTT